TATACGGTTGTCACAGATGACTTGGAAGGCATCAGAAGGACGAGCACCGAACAGAGCACCCTTGACATACAGCTGGTTGAGGACACTGTTACCAACCGATATAATCTGGTTGAAGACAACACCGAAACCATCAATCACGTTGAAGATCTGACTGTCAAAAGCCCTACGCAAGGAACCGTACACAACGTTAAGAATAACGCGAGTGTTAACAAACTGATACAGTTTCTGCTGTGCGTCGTCAGGGTTCGTTAGACGAGTACGTCCACCCCAGATATACACTGCCGACTGAGGGTAACCAGGCAGAGTACGAACAGCGTTACATCCCTTTGGATTCAACAGGTTCTGCTGAGCAGAGTTAATGGGAATCTGTGCACTGTAAGCGTTGGCCAACTGGTACTTTGTACCAGCGGGTGGGAACTGATAACCTTCAGCACGATAGCGACGAACTGCAACACCAGTCACATAAGGTGAAGGGGGCAGATATACTCCGCTAGTAGCACTAGGATCGCTATCAAGCCAAGGGCCGTAGAAAGCAATAAACCCGAAAGGATTACCGTACTGTTGAGAATCGTCAAGAAGACGATTAACATTATCTACACCAGCCTCGACAAGTGCAGCTTGTGGAACACCCGCGAAACCAACACCACGTAGAGCGTTGTCAATGATTTCGGTAGAGGTGATCGCGTCAAAGCGCCACAGGGTTGTTGGAGGTGCAATCTCAGGGGTGAAGGTCAGTTCAACCTGAGCACCGTAGCAAGTTTGACCAGCAGAGGTCAAGTCACCACCAAGGGCAGCAGCTGGTACAACTATCCAGGAGTAAGTAGAACCATTGTAGGAAGCAACCAAACGGTCACCAACCACAACTGCAGTACCATCTGGAGCAGTACCTGCAGCAGTCACATTAAAGTAAGCACCTGTAAGAACGGCTTGCATGGTGTTTAACTGAGCGGCACTGTCGCCGACAGAAAGACCTAGCTGAGCACCGTAAGTACCAGCACCAGTTACAGTAGCAACGGAACCGTTGGCTGAGTTTACAGTAACGACAGCAGTAGCTGCAGTGAAAGTTACAGAGGCGTTGCTCACGAGAGTAACTACGTCAGCAGCTGTGTAACCTTGACCAGGACTGGAAATAGAAGCGCCGGTAATAGCACCACCAGTCACAGTAACTTGGAGAATCAAGCCGGTACCCGTACCGCCAGTTACAGCGATGTTACTATACACACCGTTAGGGGTAGCTGTACCAGCAAAACCAGCAACAGAAAGTACAGGACCAATAGTACCAGAAGCAGCAACACCAGTGTAGGTACCAACTAGGATTGGATCAATCGCAGGAACGAGGTAGGACTCGGCCTGGAAGAATTGATCAACTGTTGGAACACAGAAAGCGTTCGAAATTGTTGCTACAGGAGTTAGAGTTGGTGTTACGAGGTTTAACTTTGGTAACCAACCAGCTTGTGTTCCAGAGAGAAGATCTTCACCATAGGGTGTGATTTGATCCTCACCCAGAGTAACGCTAGAGCTATTAAAGTAAATAGACGAACCAGGAATACCTGATACTAAGCCAACGCTTGGGGAAGAAGCTGCGCTAACCGCTTGACTAAAGATTGAACTTGTGTCAAATGCGTACTTTCTTGCCCGTACAACAGGAAGAGTAAGTAACTCAATAGGAGAAATAGTTTCCAGCCCGCGACCAAGTACTTTCGAGTAGAAGATGGAAGGGGTGATGCTTAGAGTGCCAGTAGGGAGGGCAATAAAGGAGTTGTTACTGTAGTTGTCAACACTTAGTGCCAATACAAAAGTATTCGATGTTAATATTTTTACAATGTAAGGACGACTTACGAGTTTCGTAGTTGCACTAACAAGGTTTGTAGTAACACCGCCATTTGTAACTGTTACAGGTTGAGTGAAATAAACCGCCTGGCCATTGCGAAGTCCGTGGCTGGTTGCAGTAAAGACAGCAGTTCCAGCTGTAACTACGGTACCAACATAAGGGGCAATCTGCGCCGAGGGGTCGAGCAGAGTCCGAGTTGTCCAGTTCAGGATATAAGACTGAGTGGGGTCCTGAAGTGTGGCAGGAAGGTGAAGTGTATTTACACCAGCATTTGCGCTAGAAATGTTTTCAATCAGGTCAGAAGTTTGGCCATTGATTGTAACAGGTAAGTTCCAGTAGGGGTCTACATAGCTCAAGAGAGCAGTGTCACCTGTTGGGGCTGGCAGAAAAACTGCACCATTGGGTGGAGTTGTAATGTTAACAGTACCACCAGCTAGAACAACAGAATTGTAGATGTTTGAGGCATCAGCTGCAGAAGTAGCCAGGAAGATATTATTGAGTGAGTACTCAGAGTCGTTAACTAAGTCATAAGGGGGAGCAATAACAAACACTTGTGTGTTTGACAGGTTAACACCTGAAGCACCACCTTGAATGTCTACGCTTGTGAAGTCGTTGCCAATACCAGCTCCAGTAAGTGTAACTTCTTGAATCGGTAGAGTAACAGGCCAGTAGGCGTCTAGGTTTAAAGTAAAGATACCATCAACTGCTGAACCAGCAGAAGTAACAGTGTACTGTGCGGGGTCAAGCAGACCAACTTGCTGACTAGCAGGAACTAGGTTAGCAGACTCGTTTACAGCAGTCTCAGCAGACTCACCGAACACGATAGTCTGATAAGCTAAACGATTATAAGAAACGTCGTTACCTATCCACTTGTAAATAGCGTTGTTAACAAGGTACAGAGAATCTGTTACAAGGTTAGCGGCAGGTTGGTGAGGAGTGTAGTTGTTGTACTTATTGATACCGGTTACAAGGAAAGGACCGGGATCAGCAAGTGCCATCCACTTGTAGCTGTTGCTTTCACAGTGAAGAGCAGCAGCTGCACCAACAGCAGCACGACCCGCGGCATCAAACTGTGCATAAGCACAAGGAGTGATAAGGTAGCCTTGGTCTTGCTGACCGTCGAAGGCAGTGTTGATACACTGAGTGTAGTCCTGGGGAACGCGCTCCAAGTCTACGGAACCGCCAACGATCGAGTTAATGTCATAAGCATTCTGCATAAACACGAAGTTGCTACCCACGGGGAACACTTGAGTTATAACAGAAACGTTACCATCAAAGGTTGTAGCAGCAATCTGGATAAACCCGTTTTCCGAGTTTGAGCTAGGGTTAATATCATTAACCTGACCGAAATCACGTACATAAACCGAAGAGCTAACTGCGGGGTTGCTCTCAATAGCGGCGGCTACGGCTGCAGTGATAGCTGCACTGATCTTACGGTTGTTGGCTTCATCACCAGCAACGTAGCTCACAGGAATAACAACAGGAACGCCAAGCCACTCACCATTGGAGGTGTAACCAGTGGAACCGTCACCGGCGACAAGCTTAAGGCCGTTGATTGTCATTTGCACATAGACTTTGTTTCCAGCAATCAAAGCTGAAGGTAGGTCTGTGGCGTTGATTTTGGTTGCAGAAGGGAGGAACTCAATTTCAACGATTTCATTCGGAGTACCTACGCGAACTACGCGAAGATCACCAACTTGTGCGTTAAGGAAGAAAGCATCAACACACTGGTAGCTCAGAAGAGGCATACCAGACTCAGGAATAATACCACCACTGAGGACTTTATAGTCTGTCAGAGAAGTAACTGGAACAGGTGTGTTGAAGGGAAAAAGAGGTGTAGGTACATTTGCGTCTGTTTCCACCAGCATGTAAACTGTGGAGAAACTTGCAGGAGTACCGAATGCTATGTTACCAGCCCGCTCGTTAATAAAAACACCGGGGGCTCCGGGGGTTACACCAGAGGTGCCAAGAGAGAATGTTGCCATTTTATTTTTTGATGAACCTTCCTTTTCTCATCTTTGGTACTGGCGAAGGAGATTCCAGCGTGGTGCCCGCAGGCCCAAAGAAGAGGTTATTAACCAATCTGGTTTTACCCGTTTTGTAGCCCTGTAATCGCTTGGTTAGTGTCAAAACTTAAACCGTTTATTGTCTGACGTTCAAAAACTCCTTGCAGAGTATAACGATACAGTGCTTCGTCGTACTCAATCTGTGTGTCGTAAGGGAAGAAGTCATTACTGTTTTGCTGAGGAGCTAAGCCAGTTATGAAACTTCCTTGCGTTAATCCTCCAGGAGTGCCAGCAGTGCCTGCACTCGGAGAGAGACGAAGTTGAGCACCGATTGGTGGTAACTCAGTGACATTCCACTCAGGGTTTTGTGTAAGTACTTCGCGATAGTCTAAGGAGTCCTGAAAGTACAAATAACCCAGCTGTCGCCAGGTAAACTGCTGCTCGAATGGAAAAGAAATTGTCATAGAACTTTTTTCTGAGCGCGAGCCATAAGTCTGGCACCGATTGCGTTCCCACGAGTCATTTCAAACCCTTTTTCATTTGCGATTGTCTGTGCAGCTTTTTCTACTGCAGCAGGGCTAGCTGGTACAAAGATGTTGTTGTCAACGTTTTTGTTATTTAGCTTTGACTGAACCTCTGCGTGAATTTCCTCTGCGGATTTTTTAACTGCAGGTTCAGGTTCAGCTTCTGTGACTTTAAGTTCAATGTCAACAGGAGCTTTGGGGTCAATAACCTCAGAAGCGACTTCCAGGGTAGCCTCGGAAATTGGCTCAGCAGCAACCTCCGTCTTTTCAACGGGG